GCTTTATATTGCCGCCGAGTAAACTTGTATTCTTTTAAGATATATCCGTGTTTAAACATCAATTTCTCCTAACTCGCAAAAAGCATTATCACAATCTCGACATACACTTTTCTCGTTTATAAAATCTTGTTTACAGGCTTCTTTACACTCCACACATACATAGCGTATCTGCTCAGTGGTTTTATCTTTAGCTATTTCCATACTAATATCTGATGCCCTCTCCCTGTCATACAGTTTTCAACAATTAGTTTTTTCTTATCGGTAAGTTCAGGCATAAGCCATAATGTTCTCGGTCTAACTAACCAATTATAACCTTTCTTGGTAGCTTCTAGTAAGTCATTAGTATTATCGTCAGCTATTGCTAAACAAGTATAAAGGTCATCGTGTTGTCTTTCAGCATCGTGAGGAATGTTACCACTCCCACCCCTGCTATCGACTACAGGTATTGACGCACACCCTGTAAGACTAAGCAGTATTAATATTATGATCGCCCTGTTCATTTTCTAACCTCTTTCTTTCTTGATTAATTAAGTTTTTAACTATGATCTTTTCCTTACCACCTGTTACTTTGGTAATAAAGTTTAGATCAGCTTTTACTTCTGCGTGTTGTATATCATTATAATTAAATGATTTATACTTCCACCCGTGTTGTCTTGGATCTTTAGGGTGCATTATAAACTCCTTATCAGTTTAGTTATTAAATTTAAAAATATTAAATATTCTTTTACTATTCTTTGGTCTTTGTCTTGATCGATCTCATACATAGAGTCATAGTAAACTTTACTTCTCATATATAACCTCGTTTCTTTTTTATTGCAAAAACCCAGTCATCAACTTTCTCACAGATTTCTAGTTCTTTTTCTAATTCTTTTTTATTAATTACATTATCAAGAGATAAATCATCACCTATAATAATCCTTCTATCGTTAATACCAGTAGAAATTATTTCTAACATTTTTTTGGTTAATACTACTCTACTCATAATCTGCACCTGTTCCCTCTATATCAAAGTTTGGAAATACAGTTTCTTCCCATACTAATCTTGCTTCTTTTTCAGTATATGGTTTTAGATTCATTTCTTTTTTCTCATCGGTGTTCCAACGCCACCATCTTTGAAAATTCTCTTTATGATTGTCGTTTACTCTGTACTTAAACTTCTTAAAAGTTTTAGTAAGTCTATCTTCTTCACTTTTAGTCATCATTGTTTCGCCTTTCATTTAATTAATAACTGTATATTAACAATTATTGATATCTTGTAAACACCTAATATTGACTTTATTTTTTGGGAGTTTATAAAGGTTTCAGGGTAGCTGACCTCCGAAAATTCGCCCTTTCATTTTAGCTACCCTACTATTTTATGACAATTCAGACACTAACCCCCTGTCGTACCTGTCGTAGCTGTCCGAAATATGAAGAAAATTATAAGATCAACAAAGCACCTAAATTTTATTAGATCACTACCTTGTTATTTATCCGAGCAAACACCAAGCCAAGCGTGTCATATAAGAATACTAAGTGATGGCGGCACAGGATTAAAACCTAGTGATTATCTAACACTTCCATTTACTTACCAATACCATAAAATGCAGACCGATATTGGAGAACAAACTTTTTATAATAAATTTAACATTAATCCTTTTACTTTAGCGAAAGAACTAGTAATAATATCACCTTGTAAGAAAGTTAATAATGACGCTGTAATAAAACAGCTTGAAGAAAGGGCTAAGACTTATGCAAGGATATATCAAGATCAATAGGGCAATATTATTTCACCCATCACTACAAAAGAAAGATAGATCACTTTGTGAGATAGGTGCTTTCATTTGGATATTGTTAGAAGCAAGTTTTAAAGAAAGAGACTTTGACATTAAAGGTCAGACCATAAGATTAAAGCGTGGTCAGTTATGCTGTTCGATTAGTTATATGGCTAAAGCGTTTAATTGGAACAGGGCTAAAGTACAACGCTATTTGGATAGATTAAAAGCTAATGGAACAATTCTAACCGATACACCAAACGATACACCAGCCGATACACCAAATGTCCTTACCATCTGTCATTATGACGAGTATCAAGATACACCAATCGATACACCAACCGATAACAAACAGAATAAACTAATAAGAATAAATGATAAGAATGTAGATGATTTTATGTATATATGGGGTAAATTAAAAGCTAAGAGAGGTAGTAAGAAAGTAGCTATACAGAAATATAATAAGATTAAGAATAAAATAGACTCTGACACCCTTATTGAAAAATATAACAAACTTGTTGATAAAGCCTCTAGCCCTGAGTTTATTCCGCATTTTTCAACTTACCTATCACAAGAGAGATGGGAAGATGATGATACAGTTGTTAAGCTACCTGTAAAATCCTCAGACGAATACTTTAGAGAAACTTACCCTGATAAAGTGCCGCAAGGTTTTAAAATGGTTGCTGAGACTTGGGCGGAGATAGAATATTCTGATGGAAAACAATATGTTAAATTTAGTAAACGCAATGGTGATAAAATTAAATAGAAAAACAAGAACGAATACAGTACACTTTGTGTATGGAGTATTTGAAGAAAGAAGATCGCAGAAATATTAAGCCGAAGTTTATTGGTACTAAGGAAGAAAAAGCCAAAGGACAAGGTAAAGTCGTAATGATTAATATATCTGAATCTTCTTTGGATATATTGCGGTCTAAAAAAGTTGTAAACATACAACAATATTACACAGCGCTAAGAGTTCGCAGATTATGGGAGAAAAGCCGTATAGGTAGTTATACTTCTAATTTTAATAAGGTAGGAGATATATCAGGGTGGAATGATATGGCTACCGATAGAATAGACGCTATATACAAACTATCACGCTTACATACTTGGTTAGGTGATAAAGCCTTTGGTTTGGTTTATAATATCTGTGTTGAAGATTACACCATTAAAGAAACAGCTACCATACATCAAGTAGACCGAGTGTATCTTGGTAAAAGATTTAGAGAAGCCATAGACGAAGCACAAAAGTTTTTTGATCAAACATATTGACTTTTGCAAACAGTAAATGGTATAACTTACTAGAATACCATTCGTGTATTCGTATATAATTTTAAATCATTGAAAAAAGGGAGTTTATTATGCCAAGAGGTAAAGGTACATATGGATCTAAAGTCGGTAGACCACCAATGAAGAAGAAAAAAAAGAAAAAAAATAAATAATGTTCTTTGTTATCACAATATTACTAACTTTTAATACAGGCGAACAATTCACTAGAGAATACAAATTAAAATCATTTAACGACACTTGGTCGTGCCATCAATATATTGCTGATAACAAGGTTAAATTACTAACACCACATTTAGAAACTTTTAAAGATCAAATGACAGGTTTTGAATTTTATTGTGAAAGTCGCTATGGAGAAGAAGTATAAAAAGGTTGAATTACCTGAGTTTATTAGGTTATCTCATTATAGAATAACCTTAGAACAGATACCAAGCGAAATATCAGAAGAATGTGCAGAGCAACAAGGCTCGTTTCATTCTCGTAGTATGCGGATATACTTAGATCAAGATATTATACTACAAGGTGGCTCTATAGCTGTAGACCTTGTAAAACACGAAATATTACACGCTATCTATTATGTTAGACAACTAGAGGGCAAGGGTGAAGAAGATGTTGTCAATAGTATGGCAACACACTATACTGAGATTGAAAAAAACAACCCTGATTATGTTAGATGGAAATTAAACAACTTGAACTAAAGGATTTAATTCCTTACGCCAATAATCCTCGTAAGAAACAAGCGATTGATAAAGTAGCTTCAAGCATTAAAGAGTTTGGGTGGCAACAGCCTATTGTTGTGGACCAAGATATGGTGATAGTGGTGGGACACACACGTTATCAAGCCGCACAAAAGTTAGGCTTAGATAAAGTCCCTGTACAAATAGCAACAGGATTAACAAATGCACAGATTAAAGCATATCGTTTATTAGATAATAGAGCCAATCAAGACGCCTTATGGGACGATGATATGTTAAAGATAGAGGTGCAAGATATTGATAAATTAGATATAGACCTTGCATTGACAGGGTTTGATGAAAAAGAATTAGATAAATTACTTTTTGTAGAGCAAGACGGATTGACAGATGAGGACGCTGTTCCTGAAAATGTAGAGCCTAGAGTTAAAAAAGGCGAGTTATGGCAGTTGGGTAATCATAGATTATTATGTGGAGACTGTTCAAAAGAAAATAATTACGAAATTTTGTTAAATGATAAAACTCCTAATATGGTGTTTACTGATCCGCCTTATGGTATTGATTACGAATACAATACCTATAAAGATATTGAGGGTGATGATTACTTAGAATTTTGTAGTATTTGGTTTAGTTTGTTACAAAAATTTAGTCCAAATTTTATATTTTTGACTGCTGGTTGGAAGTATAATTTTTTTTGGTTACAGAAAAAACCTACAGATATATTTTATTGGATTTGTAAAAACAAACAATCAGGTGGAAAACTCTCATATATGAGAAAAATTGAGCCTATATTTTTATGGGGAAAAAACAAAAATAAATATAATCTTGATTATTTTGATTACAATTCAGACAGAGGAGATGGTATGAGAGAAACACATACTTGTCCAAAACCTGTTAAATTTGTAGAAGAGGCAATTTCAGCTTTTGATAAAAATTCTATAATATTAGATATTTTTTTAGGAAGTGGTACGACAGTTTTAGCTTGTGAAAAAACAAACAAAATTTGTTATGGAATGGAAAAAGATAAGACATACTGCGATGTAATTATTAAACGCTGGGAGGACTATACTGGACAAACAGCACAACTACTCGAAAGAGGTACTGATACAAACAGTTTTAAAGAGGAAGAAAAATGGCAAGACCAAAAAAATATAAAATTGACACAGACGAAGTCACTAAATTAGCGTCATATCATTGCACCAACAAAGAAATAGCCGAGTTTTATGGCTGTAGTGCGGACCTAATTGAAAAGAGTTATTCGGAATTTCTGAGAAAAGGAAGATCCAAAGGAAAAATGCGTCTTAGACAGCTACAATGGCAGTCCGCTGAAAAGGGTAATGTTACAATGCAAATATTCTTAGGGAAGAATATGTTAGGTCAAATGGATAGTCCTAGTGAGTCTATGAACGATCAACCTTTACCATTTATTGATTAATGCAGTATATATTAATATTATTTTTAAATGCAGGGACTATAGCTTATACAGTACCAAACGAATTAACTTGTGATACGCTATACGAAAGATTGGAAGCTGATAACATAATACAGTATGTAAATACTTATGATGACAGCGGATATATTACTGGAAAAGTTACTAAACATAATGATTATTATGTACACGCTTGGGGTTGCCAAGTAAACACTAATTAAAGGTCAATATGGCAAAAAAGAAAAAAGAAATATTTGAAAAAAAACGACCTAAATCATTAGGTAAGGTTAAATCTTTTAATAAAAAAACTAAGGCTTATAAGTCTGCTAAATCACAAGCAGATCGTAAGTTTGGTAAAGGGGTATCTTTATACAAGAATATCTTTATCAGTCAGGCAATAAAGAAATATAAACCTAAAAAGAAATAATGGCTAAATATCAGGGTAGAACAGTTAAACTAAACAAACCTAGTCGTGGTGATGTTAAAAAGTTTAAGGTCTTTGTTAAAGATCGCAAAACAGGTAATGTTAAGAAAGTTAATTTTGGCTCTAAGGAAATGAGTATTAAGAAGAACATTCCTGCTCGGAAAAGATCATTTGACGCTAGAATGGGTGGTGTGCTAAAAAGAGTTAAGGGACAAAAGAATTTAAGTCCTGCTTATTGGAGTTTACAGGCTTGGAAAAAAGGTTTTAAAGTATGAATGACGAGTTAAATAAGTTTTTAAATCAATCTATAAACGCTTTAAAAGATACTGAGGAAAAAGAATATATATTCAATAGTAATTACGCAGGTCGCAAAGTTAATATAAAAATAAAAATAAATGCCCTTAACAAGTCCGCAGAAACAAGTAGTAGAGTCGAAAGCTAGATTTAAAGTATTAGTTACAGGGCGTAGATTTGGTAAGACACACTTAGCTATACGAGAGTTAATTAAAAACGCTTCATTACCTAATAAAAAGGTATGGTTTGTATGCCCTAGTTATAGACAGGCTAAACAAGTATGTTGGTCAGGGTTAAAAGAACGCCTTAAAGATTTAAAATGGATTAAAAAGACTAATGAAAGCGATTTATCTATTACATTGGTTAATGGCTCAACGATAGCGTTAAGGGGTGCAGATAGGTCTTATGATAGTTTGCGTGGCGTAGGACTAGATTATTTAGTAATGGACGAATTTGCTGATATATCTAGCGAGGCTTGGTTTGAAGTATTAAGAGCAACCTTATCAGATCGTAAAGGTGGTGCTATGTTTACAGGCACACCAAGAGGATATGGTAATTGGGCTTATGATTTATTTTGTAAAGGTTTAGAGGATAAGGATTGGAAGAGCTTTCAGTTCACAACCTTAGATGGCGGACAGGTAGACAATGACGAAGTAGAAGCCGCAAAGAACGACTTAGATGAACGAACATTTAGGCAAGAATACTTAGCAACCTTTGAGACTTATTCAGGTGCTATATATTACAATTTTAACAGAGAAGATAATGTTAAGAATGTAAAGGACAACAACACGACATTGCATATAGGTATGGATTTTAACATTGATCCTATGAGTGCCGCAGTGTTCCAAATAGAAAATAATGTTATCAATTTTATTGATGAGATCATAATATACTCATCTAACACCGAAGAATTAGTTAAGGAAATACAAACAAGATACCCTGAACGGAAGATCATTGTATATCCTGATCCTGCCTGTAGACAACGCAAGACCTCAGCAGGTGGTAGAACTGATTTAACGATATTACAAAACGCAGGACTAACTGTAAGAGTTAAGAACGCACACCCTCAGATAAGAGACAGAATAAACGCTGTTAATTCGAGGCTAAAGAATACAAACGAGCAAAGAATGTTATTTATAAACCCCAAATGTAAAAACATTATTAGAGGCTTGGAAAGACACCTTTACAAAGAGGGAACTACGCAACCTGACAAGGATAGCGGTTTTGACCATATGAACGACGCATTAGGCTATGCGGTAGATTATCTGTTCCCTATAAGGAAAAATTATAACAAAGAATTACCTACAAGATGGAGTGTTAAATAATGGGAACTTATATAACGAATGAAAGCAATATGGAATCTTTAATCCACAGTAAAGATTTTATGGAAGCTAGACACGATAATTATGACTTAATGATTCAAAGATGGAATTTTTATTTAAGATCATACTTGGGTGGAGAAGAATACCGATCAGGTAGTTTCTTACACGAATACGCATTAGAATTAGATTTAGAATACCAAAATAGAGTTAATTATACGCCTATAGACAATCATAGTCGTAATATCATAAGCATTTATTCTAGTTTCTTATTCAGAGTACCACCAACTAGAGACTATGGTACATTGTCTAC